TGAGGAAAGCGACGAGGAAAGTGACGAGGATGGACGAGAAGATAAATCTAGCAAAATTATCGATATGGAAAGTTCTGCTATCAATGTAGGCATCGATACACGTGAAGAGGATAGCGAGGAGGATAGCGAGGAGGATAGCGACGAGGATAGCGATGAGGAAAGTAACAAAGGCAATGACAATAAAAATGACGACGAATACGAAGGGACCGAAGACATTATCGAGTTATCTCAGTCTGTTGATATTCTTCCCGACCTAGAAGTCGATGTTGTTCCCGAAGAACATGATACTGGTAGTGTTAAAAATTTAGATATTGTTCTTGAGTACAAGAAAGCAAGTCTAATGAAATTGAGAGAGATTGTCCAAGCTAAGGGAATTATCGACGATGCAACAAAAATGAAACGAGCAGATATATTGAAACTTCTGGAGAGTGATTAATCAAACTATTTTCTCAAGTATACATATTATGTCTTGGGGCACGTGCTTTTCTGGCTCAAACAATATTCATTTTAATTTCCCTCCTATCATGCAAGATGGACGTACATATGCTTCTTACCAACCCGAAGCAGTAATGAACGAGAAAATACAAATGCAAAACAACATCCGTAGTAATTGGAACTATCGTCAGTTTATGACACAGAATGGATTGGCTATTATGAGCGCAAATACTAACGAGGCATGTAATAGTTTAGGACTATCTCCACATGTATCTACCGATACTACACCATCTAGCAATGTTCCCCATATTTATCGATCCACATTTGACACACAAACACCTGGTTTCGGATACTCCACAAGTGATTTGAAAAACCCATACCTATCGCGTGTTGAACTACAATCTCGTATGATTTCTCCAAGCGTGAACCAGACTTTCGATTTCAAAAAGTAAAATGCTTTCACGTATTTAGAAACATTGATATTATATACGGTAATATATAGTATGAAGATCCTAAGTATAGATGTTGGTATCAAGAACCTAGCATTTTGTTTATTAGACGACCATAGTATTGAGAAATGGGGCGTTGTTGATTTAACCGAAGACTTAAGACAAAAATGTTGCGCGAAAACAAAGGGGATATCTTGTGCGAATGATGCAAAATTCACGAAAAACAACCAGCTTTACTGCCAAAAACACGCGAAAAAGGAGGAGTTTATGATACCTACAATTGAAACCAAAAAATCGACCATTAATAAACTTCCCATTATGGATTTACAATCACTCGCTGACAGACATGCTGTTCCTTATTTGCCTACCACGAAAAGAAAGGAACTTGCTAACAATCTGAACATATATTTTGAGGATCAAATGTTTATGCAAATTGACGTTGTCTCTGCGAATGATATAGATTTGGTTGCATTGGGGAGGGCACTCAAGGTAAGATTTGACAGCCTTTTCAACAACGTTGTAGGATTAGATAGAGTGGTGATTGAAAATCAAATCAGTCCAATAGCGAATAGAATGAAGACATTGCAAGGAATGATTGCTCAGTATTTCATCATGAAGAATGATGCTGTCCGTATAGATTTTGTATCTGCATCAAATAAGCTAAAATTTGTGTTGGACAAGGAAGAAAAAGAAGATACAGATGGTCTCACGTACAACCAGCGGAAAAAATTAGGTGTCAAGCGATGCGAATGTTTTATCAAAGACACCTATTTGGAATGGTATCAATTTTTTACCAATAATAAAAAGAAGGATGACCTAGCGGACGCATTTCTACAAGGGAAATGGTATTTACAACACAAGACACATAATTAACTTAATTGTTTTATTCGTATGACTTAAAATTATATGTTCTTGTTTTATCATAATAATGTCAAATAATACCATTGATATATCTTTAGGAGGTTCTCAATCATCAAATTTTGGTGGAGGTCTGGAATTGCTTATGAATGAGAGAGTAAAGGACGGACCCAGTGGAGGAAATTCTGATATAGATATAGGAGATCTTGAAGATTTAGAAAAGGATCTACAAAATCTTACCGACGATATTAATTCAATGTCTTATGAACCCAAATCCGAGATTTTTTCTACTGATGACGATTTTCGAGGCGTTTCCTTTGATAATGATACAAAAAAACCTTCCATCGGGGAAGCAACCGCTGGCATTGAAGGAGACCAAACAACATGGGATGGGTTTTCAAAATTTAATGATATACCAGTTAACCCAGACGCTGATGTCAATGTTAGTTCTCAACCTAAAATGAGCCCCGAAGAATTGCTACGTGAAAAATTCAAAATACTAAAAAAATTAGAGGCGTTGGAGAAAAAAGGTGTAGAACTTACCAAAAAGTATAGCATGGAATCGTCGCTTCTTGAAATGCAAGGTGAATATGAAACTATCATGGACGATAAAGCTGCTCAAAACTCTATTAAATTTCAGGGTAATATGATGATGGCATGTATAAATGGTCTTGAGTTTCTCAATAATCGATTTGACCCATTCGATGTTAAACTAGACGGATGGGGAGAGCAAGTGAATGAGAATATTAATGATTATGACGAGATATTTGCCGAGTTGCATGAGAAATATAAGTCCAAGGCCACCATGGCTCCCGAGTTGAAACTTTTGTTTCAGCTTGGTGGTAGTGCAATGATGGTTCATATGACCAATACCATGTTCAAGTCTGCTCTACCCAATATGGACGACATCATGCGCCAAAACCCCGACTTGATGCGCCAGTTTCAATCTGCAGCTGTTGATTCGATGGGCACAAGTAACCCAGGGTTCTCTGGGTTTATGAATGGAATGATGAACTCTGACCCGTCTCCTCCTAGTGGAAGAGGACCCCCTCCTGCAATGGCTACCCAAGCCCCTGGATTTTCTGGGAGTGGAACTAGAGAACGTCCTGGCAACAACAATGCAAGTTATGCCCGTAGTAGTGTAGTGGATGACGGAATTAACATTCGTGAGATTGGTGGAAACGCTGATAAAAGTGTTCGTCGTCCAGAAATGAAAGGGCCTTCTGACATAGACGACATTCTTTCGGGTCTAAAAACCAAATCCATCAATATCCAAGAACCAAAGCAAAGATCTAGCTCTGGTCCTCCTCCGTCCATGACCGAAGACCCCATATCATTGAACGATAGTAGCACCATTAGTATTTCCGACTTGAAGGAGCTTCAAACTGATGGATCATTACCAAAGAAAAGCAAACGAAGACAAGGATCTAACAAGAACACCATAAGTTTAGACATCTAATAAAATATCAGATAAAGCCGTGGAACATTTATTATCCACCACGCTCTTTTAGCTCAGGGGTAGAGCATTAGTCTTGTAAACTAAAGGTCGCGTGTTCGAATCACGCAGGGAGCTCTTTACACACATAAGAATGTGCAATATTCAAACATAATACAAGTATGTGTGTATTATGTTTATACAAATGGTGACCCGTGGGAATAATGTACACCTATGTCATAATGAATCAATTACCTATTCAAATAGCACATCGGGGGAACTCCTTGCTATGTGGTGACAATAATATGCGTTCTTTCATCTCTGCAGTAGAAAACGGATTTGATATGATAGAACTGGACATTCATTTATGCAAGACAGGCGAAATCGTTATTTTCCACGATCTATATATTGCAAATGAATTTATATCCAACATGACACTCGATGAAGTGAAAGAACATGACATTCTTACATTGGATGAGTTTTTTAATACAATTAACGTGTTATATATCGATATTTTTTTAGATTTGAAGGGCACCTCATCCATCATCCATTCTCTCATTGATATGTTGCAAAGAAGATTTACACACGAAGAGATGAAGAAAATTTACATCAGCAGTTTTAACCGAAAGTTCACCAAGGTCCTTGCACATAGTCTATTGCCAGTGAATATCGGATTTACCACAGACAATAAGTTTACTCTGGAAGAACTAGAGGTAGTGACAAAATACATAGACTTTGCTTGCTTCCATTGGTCCATTCTCGACGAAACCGCCATCAGTATGTTACACGAAAAGGACATCCGGGTATTTACGTTTACATGCGAAAACGACATTATTCAAAGGCGTATGATGACACATGATATTGATGGTATCGTAACAAATTATCCTCTATTTCAGACGCTAGCACTAAAATCATAAATTATCTTTGATCCAGACACTCACCTTCTATACCAGTGATAACTAAGATATGTCTTGTCTTGTCTTCGCAAATTCAGCTCGCTGGTATTACACCAGTCCAAGAGTCTGAGTTTTATTTTTTCTGGATGATATCGACACATATAATTAAAATATATTTCGTATTCCGATGCACCACTATCAAACACATCCTTTTCATCAACCATTTTGAAAAATACGTTCCAAAACGAATCGTTGTGTAGGCTTTCAATGTGGTCGATGATCTCATTCACATATTTTTTCTCAAAAAGCATATGGTGACAAATTCCAGATTTTCTGTTATTTACTCGTTTCCATTGATTATCCATTTTTTTCATATGATCAAAGTAGGGACCATGTGCTGGAAATTCATCGCTACTGATTTCGTAATTATAAAGACATCTATTATTTTCAACAAAC